ACCCGCACGCTGTCCGGGCTCATCCCGTACAACGCGCGGAGCCTTGACCTGGGCGGATTCACCGAGATGATCGCTCCCTCGGCATTCGCCGGCGCGCTCAAGCCCGGCGCCGACGTGCTCTGTCTGCGCGATCACGACGTGTTGAATCTGCTCGGCCGCACCAAGTCGAAGACGCTCACCCTGACCGATTCCAGCGAGGGCCTACGCTTCACCTGCAAGCTGCCGAAAACATCGCAGGCCACCGACCTGGCTGAGTCGATGGACCGCGGCGACCTGGACGCAAACTCCTTCGGCTTCGTAACTCTCGACGATAAGTGGCTGGCGGACGCGGCCGGCAACGTTGTTCGCACGCTGATGGCCGTTGACCTTTACGAGATCTCGCCGTGCAGCTTCCCCGCGTACCCCACCTCCCAGGTATCCGTTCGCTCGTGCCCGGTGGAACTGCGCTCGAAGCTGAAGAAGCGTGACGCCGACGCCTGTGAATGCGATTGCGAGCAGTGTATCGGCGGAGACTGCGGCCTATGCTCCGACGGCGACTGCGATGACGAAAACTGCTCATGCGCCGAGTCGCGCTCGATCAGGAACGCGGACGCCAACCGGGTGATGAATATCCGCCTGGCGTTCACCGACTAACCAAGTTTGAGTTTCACGCCTGACCGATGCGCCGCTTGACGGCCGCGTTCGCTCGCACACATCTGTCACGCTGCCGAGAAGCCCTGGCCTGCCGCCCCGGTTGTCCCGCGTGCATCAAACTCCGCAGCAAAGGAAGTATCATGACCCTTCTCGAATTGCAGGAAAAGCGTAACAAGCTTCTGTTCGACGCCCGTGCGATTATGGCCGGCGCCGATGTGACCACGGAACAACGCGTGGCCGTGGACAAAATGTTGGCGGATGCCAATGTGATCAAGGGCGATATCGAGCGCAGCATCTCGCTCGAAGCCGCCGCGGCCGAGCTCCGCTCTGTGCCGGGCCGTGTTCCCCAGGCCGCAGCGGCGGCCGCTCAGGCAGAACCGGAAACCAGGACCATCGAAGAGCGTCGCAAGGCTACCGGTCTCGCGCTTCGCTCGTTCATCAAGGGGCAGCCCTTCGAGTCCCGTGAACTCACCATTGCCGCCGACGGCGGAGTGATGATTCCCGTGGGCGTCACCGACCCCAAGATCGCGCTCAAGTCGGCGGGTTCGGTTTACGATGTGGTCTACAAGTTCCGCTCGACCAGCGGTGAGTCGGTCAAGGTTCCGCTGCTCAACGATCTGGGCAATGGGTTTATTCTGTCCAGCGCCTACGCGGGCGCCACCACGGATCCCCTGGCGACCGGCGTCACCATCTCCATCGACGACGTGCAGAGCAACCCAATTCAGATTCAGAACTCTCTGGTCAACGATGTGGAGTTCGACATCGTGGGCTTCCTGGACCAGGCGCTCCGCAACCGCTATCTGCGCGCTGCCGCCAACTGGATCACCAACGGCAACACCTCCAACGTCGGCGCGCTCGCGACCGGCTACACCGGCATCACCGGCAACACGGCCTCGATGCTCAAGTATGTGGATTTCACGGGCCTGCTGGCTTCGCTCGATCCCGCTTATTACACCGGCGCGAACTTCCTCATGTCTCCGGCGACGCTGGCCAACTCCGTCCTCAACATCGTCGACTCGAACAACCGTCCGTTGTTCCTGCCGTTCGCCGACGGGGGCATCTCCGGCTTCGCCGGCACCTTATTCGGGTACCCGGTCAAGCTGAACCCGTACCAGCCCGCTGTCGTGACCGGCAACGTCGCTGTGCAGTTCGGCGACTTCGCCCAGGGCTATACCTTCCGCGAAGTTCTCCCCGGTGTCGTGATCAAGAAATCCAGCGATCGCTACATCGAGTTGAACGCTCTCGGCGTGTTCGCGTTCGCTCGCGTGGGTGGGGCTGTAACCAACCCAGGCGCGGCCGGCGGAACGACTCAGCCGGTGGTTTCGCTCACCATCAAGTAGTTCAATCGACTCCTCGACACGGGGCCGGTGATGACGTGTAAAGACATGTCAATACACCGGCCTCGAAGAGGCTCCCTTGCAAACAACTCTCGCTCCCCAGGCGCCCAAGCCGGCGCCCGCGCCGATCCGCGCGCGGATCCGCAAGCCCCGCGAAACCGCGACCTTCCCCAAGACCTACGAACGCGCCACAAGGTAGACCATGCCCCTCAGCTACAAAGAAATGTCGGCGCCCATCGTCGAGCCCGTCTCGCTCGCCCAGGCCAAGCTCCAGTGCATCGTCGATGCCGGCATGATCCTGGACGACACGCTGATCGCCGGCTTGATCGTCGCTGCGCGGCAGTTCTGCGAAAAGAAGATGCAGCGGGCGATCTTTCCCCGCGCCATGCGCCTCACCCTTGACAACTTCCCTTTCGCCCGCTACGGCGACACCGTCAACGCCAACGATCGCCACTGCATGTACGGCAAGTACTGGCACGCGCTCGCGATCCGGCTCCCGCTGGTGGCCACGCTGTCGGTTCAGTCGATCACGTATGTGGATCTCAACGGCGAGACCCAGACGGTCGATCCCTCGACCTATTACACCGACCTGACCAGCGAGCCGGCGCGGATCGCGCCGCTGCCCGGCATTTACTGGCCTTACACAATGACGTACCTGCCCGGCTCGGTCACCATCCTCTATACGGCGGCCACCTACGCGGTCCCCGTGACCGACGCGCTCGTGGTGCCCGCAGCTCCGGGTCCGTACGCCGTCACGCTGAGCCAGGCTGCTGCGATCGCGGCAGGCGCTTCCCTGCTCGTTGCCCTTCCCACTTTGGCGGATTCCACCGGCAACCCGGTGGCGTTCACGAGCGCGGCCAACGTCCTCACCGTCGCCGGCACATACGCGGGCGCAACATTGACGGCCAACTACTACCTCGGCAACTGCCCGGCGACCATCGCCCAGGCCATGCTGCTCTTGATTTCCGCGTGGTATTCGAACCGCGACGCGATGGCCTCCAGCCCCGCCCGCGCGATCGACATGGGCGTCGATGCCCTGCTCGCCGACGAACTTTTTGAAACCAACGAATACCAGCAGAATTAAGAAAAGGGCACGGCTTCAGTCGTGCCGGGAACCGGAGATCCTCGTGCTCGTTACCGCTCTCAAAGCATTTCGCACTGGCCGCCTCGATGACGCCGTTGCCACCGGCGACACCTTCAACGTCTCCGATCAGCTCGGCATCGTCCTGGAATCGCAGAAGCAAGTGAGGTTCGCCGAGCCCGGCGTGAAGGCCGGCAAAGCACCTGTTGCGGCGGCCCCGCCCCCCGTTGTTGCCCGGGTCGCGCCGGTTGTTGGGCGGGCCGCGGCTGCCGCGGCCCGCGTGGCGGCCGCCAAGCTTGCGCTCGAAGCCGATGAAGCCGATCTCGCCGCGCTGGAAGCAGCCAAAGGGTAGCCCATGTCAATCGATCCCACCATTCTCGCCGCCGGCGCGTTGCGCCACGCCATCGCCATCCAGGCCCCCAGCTCCACGCGCGACACCGCGGGCCAGCTCGGCGCGACCTGGACAACGGTGCTCGCCACGCGCGCCGCGATCGAATCGACGGCCAGCCTCACCTTCAAGTTTTCGTTTCAGAACTCCACGCTCGCCGCCAACGCCACCGACTGCATCACGATCCGCTATCCCTCGGTGACCATTGCGCCGGGTATGCAGGTAGTCTTCGGCGATCAGGTTTACACGATTCAGGACGTGGACGACGTCAAGCGTCGCCACCGGGTTCTGGTCATGGCCGTCCTCGGCATAGACACGGTGAGTTCGTAATGCCCGACGAAGTCAAGCTCTCCATCGACACGCATGAGTGGGAAGAACTGCTGATGGCTCTCCCGATGCGCGTCAAAAAGCGGGCTGTTCGTAACGCGCTGCAGGCCGGCGGCGACGTGCTGCTCGACTCAATGAGCGCGGAATGCCCTGAGCGCACCGACGGGGCAACGACAGATAGCACCGCATTGGCGCCTGGGGTACTCAAAGAAAGCCTGACGACCCAGGTCGTGATCGGTCACGTGTACAACCCCGCGGTCAGGGTGGGTCCCGGGATCGGCACTGGCAACGTCGCGTATTGGGTTGAAAACGGCTTCGATCACGTGGCGACGGGCAAGCGCGGCCACCATGCCGTAAAGGGCAAGCACGTCGACGCCAATCCCTTCATGGCGCGTAGCTTCGATTCCTCGATTGGACGGGCCGTCGACGTGATGCTCGAAAACCTGGCATCGTCGCTCGACCAGGACCTGGCCGACGACTCGCCTTCCGACTCGGAGTACGGCGGAGAGGACTACTAAGTGGTCACACTCATCGAAGGCATTGTCGCGCTGCTTCTCACCGAGACGCCCATCGCGGCGATCGTCGCCGGCGGCGACAGCATCCAGCCGATCCCCGCGCCCGTCGAGACCTCGCTCTTCCCAGCCATCGTCTACCAGGCGGTCAGCGATCGCGACGAAATGACGCTCACCGGATCGAGCGGTGTGGCCCACGCGCGCATCCTGTTTTCCTGCCACGCGTCCTTCGGACCGGGCAGCTATCTCATCGCCCACAAGCTCGGGCTCGCGGTCAAGGCCGCGCTCAACGGCTACCAGGGGATTCTCCCCGGCGGCCCGCAAGTCTTCTTCGCCGACGTCGTCAATGTCACCGATCTCTATCAGCCCGACGCCCTGCTCTCGACCACCAACGTGTCAGTCCTGATCGATTACCAGAGCTGATCCCCAACCAGCAACCCACGAGGTAATTCACATGGTTTCCACAAAGTCAGGCACCGGAGCAGGCAGCATCCTGGTCATCAGTTCCACTCCTGCGACTCTCGCCGCGCCCGCCGCCGCCCCCGCGCAGCCGCCCACCGCCTTCACCGTCGCCCCGACGGCCATCCCAACCGGCATCGCCGTGCTCCAGCTCAAGGAGTTCACGGTGCCGGAGCAGAGCTGGTCGTTCGACGACATCACCAACACATCTTCGCCCGCTGTCGGCGTCGGCGTGTTGAAGGAGTCGCTTGCGACCCTCGTCGATCCAGGTGAGTTCACCGCGACGGGAATCTTCCTGCCCAGCGATCCCGGCCTGCTCGCGCTCCAGACCGCTTTTCAGACGGGGCTTGCGAACGCTTTCCAGGTCCAGCTCAAGCCGATCGGCGGCCAGTCCACCACCGGCAACGTGTACGCGTTCAACGCCTATGTCTCAAAGAATCCCGTGCCGAGCAACGTGGACGCAGCCAAGGCGGTCACCGTGAAGATCAGCCTCAAGCTGGATTCGATCATGACCGTTTTGGCCGGCAGCTAAAACTCAACCGGATAGGCCCTCGGAGCCTGGGCGTGGTGCCACTCACCGCGCCCGAATCCGGAACCTCAAGTGAGTGGGGAAACACAAATGAAGAACCCGATCAAGCCGACGACTGCTCTGACGCACGATGGCGTCGTTTATGAACTCCTGTTCGATTTCGAGGCCACGGCACTGGCCGAAGACGTCTCCGACCGGCCGCTCATCACCGGCCTGAAGCAGCGCGACTTCAACCAGCCCTCCATCAATTTAGTGAGGGCCATGTTGTTCGCGTGCATCCATGCCAACCATCCGGAAGTGACCTTCGCACAGGCCAGGGCCATGGTCGATCGCAAGAACCTTGCGGACGTCTGGCGCACAGTGCTGGCTGCATGGTTCGCGTTCCTCGCCGAGCCCGATCCGGAAAAGGACGCGGCTGGCGCGGACCCCACGAAGGGCCAGGACTAACTCACCAGCAAAAGTGGATGGGTCTCTGGTCCTCTGCTCGTTACGACCTTCGTCTCACCGAAGCCGAATTTTGGAAGATGACCGATCGTCAGCTCGCCGCGCTCATGCGCCGGCGCCGCGTCGAGATTGAAAGCCGGCAGTATCAAGCCGGCATTCTCGCATCGACTTTCGCCAACTTTTCCATGGCCCACCCGAAGGAACCTCTCTCCCCCGAGGATTTCATGCCCTCCCGCAAGGTCAAGGAGCCGAGCGACGACGACATCGCCGAGAAATTCGCGGCCTCCTTCGCGTGCATCGCGCTCAAGCCTGGTGTTCCCACCCGCTAAATCTGGAGTACTCCCAATGTTCAAGTTCCTTCGTTCAGCGACGATCTTCGCGTTGTCGTGCCTCGCCATTCCCGCCTTCGCGCAGGGATATGGGTATGTCCACTGGACTATGATCACGCCGGCTTCAGAGTCTTACGTGGTGGTCGGTGGATCGCACATACAGAACAGTACGGGTACGCTTCTGGTCAACGGCACAATCTCATTCACGCCGGTCACCAATGCGGGCGCGCCCGTCTCCTACCTGGTGAACGGATTGGGACAGGCGATCGACCAGCCGGTGACGACTCTCGTCACGAATGGCGTGTTCGAGATCCAACTCGCGGACACCGCGCTGACCTTCCCGCGCAACGTCTGCTATCTGGTCACGATCACGGACAACATCAGCGGTAAACATCTCCTGGGGCCTGGCTACAGTTGCGTCCAGCCAGCCGGATCGGGAGTCGCTGTGACGGGTCTCGGTGCATGGTGCATCGCGGCATCGGGCTCGGTCGGTGGCTCTTGCGACTTCGACTTGTATGAACCAAACTCCGCGCAGCAGCTCCTAATCGGCAACGTCGGCCCAGCCGGTCCAACAGGTCCTACCGGTCCGACCGGTCCAGCCGGTCCAACAGGCGCCGCAAGTACGGTTCCTGGGCCCACAGGTGCAACAGGCGCGGCCGGAGCCAACGGGACCGGTTCGACTGTCTCCGTTGGAACCACCGCCACAGGCGCGGCGGGCACTGCGGCCAGCGTCACAAATTCAGGGTCGTCCACCTCGGCAATTCTGAATTTTACGATTCCACAGGGCGCGGCCGGTTCAGGCGGCGGCGGCGGCGGAAGCATGGTCTATCCCTCAACCGGGCTGGGCGCCTCGACAGGATCGGCCTGGAGGGCGCCAACGTTAAGCGACGTTGTGAGTCTATGGGCTGGCGGCGCTTGCACCGGCTACCTGAAATACGACGGAACATGTTCCACACCTACGGGCGCCGTTCCCAGCGTCAACGGCATCGCGGCGGCCGTCACCATCGCTGGTCCGAACGTCACCACCGCCGGGAGCACCATAACGATAGCCGCCGGGAACTCGCTGGCGAGCTATCCGCAGAACACGCGCATGTTTTTCTATGGGGACAGCCGCGTATCGGTATCGGGCGCGTGCGGGTGGGAAGGGACGAACATCGCCTCCAGTACCGTGACGGCCGACGTCTTCACAGCCAATGGAATCGCCGGGCCTGAGACGGTAGGCTATACGCTCTCTTTGTGGGGCTTCACGGGCGCGGGCGCTCCACTCAACAATCAAAACGTGGTGATCGCCACAGCCAACACCGCCTATCCGTACTCGTTCACAGCCATGGTTACGGGCTACAGCGTAACGGTGAACACCGGGGCTGGTAACTTCGGTTGCGAATACTCCCCCGCGACGCTCGTCGCGACCAGCCCGTTGATGCCTTCCACGAGCTTCATCCAGGAGGCGTCCGAGGGGGACGCCACGATAGCCATGCTCAACGCGGACTATCCGTCCTTGGTCCATCCCTACAGCCCCGCCGTCACGGGCACGCCCGGCGTCCTGATTATGCAGGGCGGCGTTGTGGACCTTTACGGAGGCACCGGCAGCATATCCACCGTGGAGGCGGGCCTCCAATCTTTTTGGGAGATGGCCCACGCCGATGGGTGGAAGATCGTTCAAGAGTCCATCATCCCGGAGCCTCAGAGCATCTATTCGGACGGGAATGAGAACGGGGACACCCAAACCATTAACAAGTGGATGACGACGATGCAAAAGCAGGCTCTCCCGCCCGCGACGGGGGACTACTTCGACATCTTCGTGGACGCTTACTCCCTCATGCCGGACCCCACGGACATCGGGCTTTTCACAGCGACATACCACTTGCAGGACGCAGCCAACGCCCGCTTGTTTGGCGCAATCAACTATGCGCTGCTTGACAACTCGAATCCACCAATCCCGGACCTCATTTGCGATACGTGGACCGGGGCGGCGTGCGCG